CGACTATGTAAAATAACGCCGATTTGCGGTTGGAATGATTGCAAATCGGCTATGTTACATAATCAGGCTTACATTATGCGAACTTTCAGACGCTAAAAAGTGCATTTAAATACAGAGAGGAAAGAAGCAAATAACATCCCTGTAATGAAGAAAAACATCGCAATAAAAATAAAAACCTTAATAGGAAAAAATTGCATTTTAAACTTAAGTACATGTGCATCATGTTTTGTCATATTTTACCAGTCCATTAGGTAAAGAATTATCCGCAAAGGTGGTGACTTGCTCTAAAATATCAAACGCTTTATTAATACTTTCTTTATCAGTCAAGTAACCACATTTCACTAAAACATCAATTGCACCAGACAACTCATTTAGATTTTTTAAACAATCCAAAGGCAATAAAGAAGTATCTATCACTTGGCTTGCTTTTTCTTCTAAATATTCAAAAACTTGTTTTGTCATATATCCCCCGTCAAAGTGTCTAGACTACGCCTTGAGACACTCAAAAATTATACAAGATTTAATAGTTTACACGATGTGTCCCAATTCCCCTGAAGACACTTCTCTGTTAATTCTACGTCACAACAAATAGACGGTTTTTGTAGTCAGAGTGAATGATTTCATATTGTTGGTTGCTGTGCTAATACTGGAGCAGGTTCACTAATAACTTGACCAGATTGCTGTTTAGCAAAGTAATTAAATGGTCTATCACCTTGATCAATCAACTTCTTGCAATCAGATTGACTTACACCATGCAAAATTGTGCCTTGCTGAGTATAAGCCACATAACGGCCATTCTTTTTAATACAACCTGAGAAAATAGGCTTAGCCGTAACTTCATATTGAATCTGAGTTACATCAACATCATAAGGTTTATTAGGGTTGTATTGAAGCACAATATTTTGCATATCATTCTTTTCTTTTGCCAATAATTCAGCATTTCTTTTTGTCGGATCACGTAGGTCTGCACATTGCTCAATAGTTAATCCATACTGTTTAGAACACTGCTGATCTAATAAAAGATTCTGTTCGTCAGTCTTCTGATTAGCCGTTTGACCATTCGTTTTACTATCTTTTTTGGTATCTGATGCACTTTGTTTATCCTCAAATCTTTGCGGGTTAAAAGATTTAGTATTCATTAAACCAAACACTACAAAACCAACTATTCCTAAAATAATTGATACATAGATAAATAACTGTTTTGGTAACTTAAATTTGATACTTGAATGATCAGACGCAGAATGATAAAGCTTTTGATATTCGTCTTTAAAATGAAAGCGATAATGATCGAAATACTTCTTATGTTTAGCATTACGATTTGCAGCAGGTTCAGGGCTAGATAACCACTTATCAAATACAAAAACATTTGTATAAGGCGGTTTAGAACTAGGACGCTTTATGAAGTACATCTTATCAATCAGCTTATGAATACCTTTCTCAATTCGCGCAGGGTCCTGAGTAATTAACCAAATATCCTTGTTAAAATGACCATGAATTGTAAGGTCCTTAATCATCTGATCTTGAGAATATTGGTTACCCTTATACTCATATGCTTTACGCATATGTACTTCATCATAAATAATAATTGAACCATCCGGAGTATCACGCCAATCGTCTGGAGCAGGTTCAACTTCAGGTATTCTCAAACCATCAATATCACAATAAATTTGTCTTGCCGGTTTACCTTGTTCTTCTAATTTTTTATTTTCTTCAAGCATATCTAATATGGTTTTCACCATAAATTGAGATTTGCCATTACGTGGTTGACCACATACTAAATTAATCACTTTTTCGTACCCCAACTTGCATACTTGATAATGCAACACGTAAGGCAATAGCAGATAAAACCATACTGATAGCTTGATCAAATCCACTTAGACCAACAACATACAATACGTTGCCCAATGTGCCCCAATAACTTTGAATAGTGCTTACAGCTAAGGAAAATGCTCCTTGTGTTGCACCATATGTAAATAAAGAAAGTCCAGCACCCTTAAGTAATTTTGAGACGGCACTAGATAGAATTGTTTCTGATACTTTAGAAAGAAGACTAGCTAAACTCATAGTTAATCCTCTCCCTTAACATTAATACCCGCAACGATAAAAGCTGAAGTAATAGCACCAACAGCCAACACAGCAGGCTTAAAGAAAGTAAGAGCATCACAAACAGGTTGATAAGGTAATTCGATAGTATAAGTCTGACCCATTAAAGTGAATTGAACAGAATCTTGTGGACAAACATCTGAACCCGTAAGTGTTACCTTACCTGCAGAAGCATCTTCATCAAATTCAACTTTTTCAGGGTCTTTTTGTTCAGGGTCTTCTTTCATCCATTCATCTGTTTTTTTCCAATCGTCATACCATTTACAGACCGTAAAAGCCCATTCGCAGAAAACAGGAAATTGAATAGATAAAGATTGTCCACCAGTAGGATTTCCGTCTGGATCTTTAATAGGTTCGGCTTTACCATCAGCAGTACCACCATCAGTTCGCCATGAACGATCATTCATAAAGGGCTTATCTGATAATGGCGGTGTTTTATAGCGAGGGTCGCCAAAAGGTGCAGGCTGACCATCTGGAGTCAATGGAGCATTTTTAAGTTGATAGTCCATATCATTAGCTAATTCATCACCCACACCATTTCCAGCATGCTCATAAGCATCTGCAACAGAGTTATGCATCAATCCAGTATTAACAGAACTATCTAAATTTGGGTCAACAGGATCATGATAACCTTCACCCATCATTGCTGCACCTAACAATTCAGGTGTTAACGATACATTCTGTAATTCTGGTGGTTTTGTTTGTGTTGGGTCATAAGCTAATTCTAAATACTGTGTAATACCTCCTGATAAATTACATTCAGCCAAATCTTGTGAAACCAATACAACACTATGCGTAGTTAAATGTGAGGGATGTTTAGCGCCATATGCATCACAAACAGCCTTAGGCGACTGAGATGTATAGCCATCACTTTTACATGATGATACGTTACCACATCCATTCCAAATCCAAATGCGACCTACCGGAGCAGATAATGGATCAGCGGACTTTTTCTTTACATATGCACCATCTTCCATTACCCAGCCAATTGCTTCAATAAGCTGAGTCACAGCCATAACCCCAACCATTTGTACGCCTGGATTCTTTGCATAAAAAGCCACGCGTTTAAACATTGAAGAGCCTACTTTAGAAGCAGTTGGAGAAGCTTCAGCAATTGCAATTTTAGTTACTGTTTTTGTTTTTGCTGTTACTGGGTCAGTTTCAGTGAAAGACCTTGCAGAACGCCCATAGACACGTCTTGCATAATCTTCACGGTTTTGCTGTAACTTAATTTCGCGTTGAAGCCACCAATCACCATCATCGGTGGCGTTAGCTTCAGTCATTAGAATTATTGGTGAAAGGATAATTGAGAGAGATAAGTAAAAGCGGATTGTTGTTGAAATTGTTCTTCTTAAAACATTTTTATACCAATATAAATCATCATTAATAGCCATATGTACGCCCCAATATCACCCATGCTTCACCCCGTAAACGCGACTGCGAGCCCTCGCGCGTTTACGGTGGCTCGCATGTAATACACTGGTTCTTAGAATGCAGAACGGATGTATTTAAATACTTTAATACCTAGCGGAATCAAAATTGCAGCAGCAGCTACAGTAGCACCCGCAACCTGAGCACCAGACAACTCCCCAGTAATTTCAGTTACATCAATAGCAGCATTCGATGCAGCAGTTACCCCCGCAGCCGTAGCAACTACAGCAGCTTGTTTAAGACGTTGAAGCATTACTTGTTTTTTAGTGTTCATGATTGAACTCCTTACTTTTCAAAAATTTGCACTCGTATAGTTTTTAAACTCCATACGACTGCCAGACATAACCAAAAAGCGCCCCCAATTGTTGTAGCTTCGGCGTAGCTTAATGGTGGTAAATAAAGGTCAGCTTGACCCCATTGAAGACATGACTGCACCCCATTAGCATCAGGTGACGATAATTGCTTACAGACCATGTCCATTTCCTAAATCCCCAATTAGAGCCACTGGCTTGCGCTTACCCACGCCCCCAAAAGCCAGTGGTATCTGTTATTTACACTTGTAAAAATGGATGCAGTAATCAGAGTGTTTTGTAAACTTTTTACCGCACTTCTTGCATGTATAAACAAATTCTGTCATAGTTGAATTACACATAAGTTATTGATTTTTAACATATTATACATTATACGAAGCGGTAAAAATAACTATGTGTAATGTATAGCGTTATTTCGGTTTTCCAAAGATTTCAGGATGTGCAATGTTACTTGCACCATCCTCGTCTAAGACATCAATCATTAAATTACCTTTG